TGACGCTGTATTACCCTGTCCTATAACAGCGATTCTCATGGGAAGATAAAGCGCCTGGCCAAGATTATAATTTTTATATTCTACATTTACACCGGTTACGCGGGCAAGTATTGACGGTGATATACCCATATCAATCTCCTTCTGTTAGGTTATATTCTGTTTTAAAATATATTTGACTTGTGCTTTCACGCTTACAAGATAAAATCAATAATTCAAGATTTTCCATAATTGCCTGCGGGGATAGTTCATCATATTCAACTTCGATGGTCAACCGGCAAGCAACTACATTTTCATAACCTTCTTGTTTTATATCTGGTTTAAACTTTTCACGTTTTTGAATATAACGGCGCGTTACAAGATTGTTTCCATTACCAAGTTCGCGATAACCTAATGCTAAATATGTATATTCCTGAGCCATTAGGATATTACGTACAAGCCGCGCTATGCGGTCAGCGTCTTTGCTTGACAACTCATCGCCTGAGTCTGCGTCTGTTGTTTTTTTATTCGCATAACAATCAATATAAAATGTTCCGGTTGCGCGCTGCCGATCGATCATGTTAGAATTTTTATTGTCAAAACGATCATTATTAAAATGAATATTGACAAGCGGAATTTCGTCGGATTCCCAAGGATTGGAACAATCTGAAAAAACGGAAAAAAAGAAATCGGCAGGATCTTTGCCGGCATCATCCGCAAGCTCTGATTGATGTTCGATTTCAATTGCAAGGATAGCGGCAATCTGGTCGCGTACTATTTCGCATGTATCTTGTTTATCGATAAGTGTTTTAATTTTAGCTTCAACTAACATGCTATTTGCTTTCCTTCCAGTAGGATTGTAATTACACCCATTTTCCTATCATAATTTGACTTTTTTATGCAGGATTTATACTCGTTTCCTGCGGTGTCGTAATGTTTGACGAAAAGACCTTTTCTAATCGGTATCTGTTTTGATTCGATTGTCGATATTCTGCAGGTGATTTCCACTTGCCGGGAAGAGACACCCTCCCCGGTTTGCGGATCGACAAAATAGCTTATATCGGTTGTCATACAGTTTACCGATTGTTCGCCTTCGTCAAGGTCGTGAAAAAATAATTCGACGCCGAATCCGTTATCAACATCTTCAAGAGTGAATGCAAGGTCGGATTCGGCTATCGCGTTTAAATTCATTTTTTTTGGGCGCCTTTGTTTTCAACCGGCTTTTCGACAGGCTTTTCAACCGGTTTTGTTTCCTGGTTTTCTGCTTTCAGGTTTGGGCGGGTATCGTCATCGGGAATATAGACGACATCGTTTTCGCCAAACAATTCCAGGACACATTTTTCAGACGCTAAAACAGCGTCAAGACCTTTTTGGCCGTTTTTAAAATGTTTGACGGTAATGATTTCTTTTTCGGTCGGATTTTTGGGATCGACCGGAGCGCCTACAATTCCTTTACCGGTAGAAATTGAATGGCCTTTTTTTACGATATATAATTGCATATAACATTCTCCTTTTATATTTCTGTATCGAGGCAGCCGAATGCGTCGATTGATACCGGGATTGCAAGCGGACGATCTTTAACTTCGATGTTAAGCGCATCGGCTTCATCGTCACCCCATACGCGTAGAGAGTAGGCGCGATTGCCTAAATTTGCATACGATGGAACCATACCGCTAAACCTGAGATCAGGCGGTAATACAATTGGAACTCTGCAATGGGCAATACGTAAATCGACATTGGGGCCTACGTTGCTTGGCAATAATATAACTTTATCATCGGCAACAAACTTTGTTAATACGCCTGTATCCGGGTGTATATATGTACCGTCATACTGCCAGCAGTCAAGATATGTACTGCCAACAAGTAAATTTCCTAAAAACTTAACACCAGGATTTCTCATGGTAGGTTGATAGGTTCCTGATGCCATACGGGATAAATCAAACTTATCATTTACCTTTGAATTATTAAGATAATTTATCCTTGCTGTTTTTCCAAAAATTGCATTTTCGATTGTAGTTTCACCGTCTGACTCTATAACATCGATTAGGTTTTCAAGATCGACATCTGGCGTTGAATCCTCGTCTGACCATGAGATCGAAACTGTGGGAAAATGTGTTGCCTTTGGGTAAAAGTTTAATTCATAAACAGCTTTACCATTTTCATCATATAACTTCATTTGACCGGATTGCAAAATCTGTGCAATCTGATATTCAATTGCACGTATCATCTGTGGATCAATTTCAGATACTTTATCCAAAATAAGATTCATCAATTGAGTCGCATAACTTGTTGCAGCTGTTTGATATTCATTTTGACCGAATGCTTTTTCGATCAAATCGCCTGGAGCGAAATCAGCTGATAATGCAACTACCGGGGGGGTAAACTCTTTACCGGTGTACTTATCTTTTCGGATTCTGCCGCCTCTTTGTGTTACACTGGATATAACAGGGGCTACCCGACGTGATCCGCGCTTAATTTCAATTTGAAGTTTTTCAGCATCTACGATATCACGGGGGAGAGTACGAAAAAATGTTGAAAGGAATGGAAAAAAAAGATTTTCCTGAATCCATGCTTCTAAAAAAGCAGTTCTGTAAACTATAGCCATATAATCCTCCCTTATTGATTATCGTATGCGCCACATTCAGTGTACGACACGACACGAATGCCGAGTTTTTGCAATTCATCGATTATCGCGGCAGTAATTCCCACACCAACAGCGCTTCCATGAATTCTTATTTGCGCTTTGTCCACTTCACCTTCACGCATAACACTAACAGGCTTGTCTACCGCTCCGGTTGCTACAACTTCGGAAAGGGAAATACCCTCAATGTTTGACGATCCAACAGGGTTATTTGCGGGATCATAAAAACAGTATTTTTCGGTTGCTGTAATGCGCCCGAGTATTGTAAGACGGTAGATTGTAACTGCTCCGACTGTTGTCAATACTCCCTGAATAGAATGATCTACTTTTCTTGCACCGTCACCGGGCTGATAATTTGTTACGGTTGGATAATCCATTATTTTTTCCCTCCCCGTTTTTCAATCAGCTGCGCGGTGAATGCTTTGGTATCCGCTTCGTCTGTGTTTGCGCCTGCGTTGCCGCCGCCGCTGCCGGTATGTTGATCATCTTCGATGCGATCCTGCAGGGCATTAGATTTCATCCCGGCTGCAAGATATTCGGCATAAACATCCTGGTCTAATGCGCTTTTGTTTTCTTCGATGTTTTTTATGGCAAGCGGAATAGCATTAGTTTTTGTTCCGAGAGTGATATGTGCTTTCACTCTTCTTGATTCATCATCCTTCCCGATCTGCACTACTTGGGCGTATAAGTCCGGGAAGTCTCTTTTTAATTCTTCAAGAGTCATTTTCTTGACCTCCGATTTTATTGATATGCCCGCAGAAGCGGGGATTTTACTTTCAAAAGTAGGAATTAAAGCGACTGCTTTCGCAATATCATTTTGAAAATCAAACTTTTCAGCTTTCATTTTTTGTAAAGTATCGTCTATTGCAAGTTTTGCGAATGCGACAGAATCGTCTTTTTCAGTTTTCTTTTCTTTTTTGATTAACTTATCGGCAAAACCAGCGTCAAGAATTTCCTGACCGTAAAAATACGATTCGTTATCCATAAGGGAACGGTTTTCTTTTACAGGCTTTCCAGATTTTTCAGAATACACGCGCGCGTACATATTGGAAAGCTTTTCAAGATCATCGGCTGTTTTTCTCATAACACGATAATCACCAATCTCTATACCCCACGGATTATGAATCATGTAAACAGAGTCTTCATGCACATCATGACTATCGCCTGATAATGCGATTATGCTTGCCGCGCTCATTGCCATTCCGTAGGTAGTTACGGTTACTTTTGCACCGGGATAATCACGTTTATATTTTTCGTTAAGCTGTTTAATTGTATTGCCGTCATAAACAGAACCACCGGTAGACGAAACCTGTATATCAAGATCATCGCCTGCGGAAGCGTCGAGTGCTTCTCTATGTTTGGCGGCTGTATAATCCCAGCCTATGACACCTTCGATAGTAATTTTTTTCATATTATCCTATTCGTATCCGTGACATTCATTCATATAAAAATCAATGTACGCGTTATCGACTGAATGCTTAGCTTGACACCACAATTTTGTACCTACTGGTAGTTTGCGAATTTTTAACGGCAGGGGAATACCTGCTGATTGTTGGGGATTTGCAGAATCAAATTTTACCGTCAATCCAGAATATTGACCGGCTGCTATTGCATCGGCCATAGTTCCAGTTCCATATACAAATCTTAAATGATAAACAAAATCGCTGGATACGCCGGTAACCGTAATTGCCCCGGGGTCATATAAGGTTTGTCCTGCGATAAATGGCGTATCGTCTGTTCCAAAAACTTTTGCTTCGTCGTTTGCATCGCTACCAAAATTACCATTTCCTGAAATTGCCCTAAATGCAGTTAATCCGAACTCTAAAGCCCAGTCATTTCCTGACTGGTCGGCTGACTTTCCATATACTCGACTATTTCCATGTAGATGATGATCAATATATTCGATTTCTTTTATTATTTCGGTAGGAATATCGTACATTTTAATTCCTTGTTTCGTAAGAAATTTTGTAATAAATATCCCTTGCGGCTGCTTCATCACCGCCTTCTGTCCAGGTAAATTTGAAATCTTTATCGGTTTCAATATCGACTTTCATACATATTGAATCGTCTGAAGCAATAGTAAAAGCAACATCGAGATTGCTCATTTTCCTGTAATTTGTTCCATCAGGTTTCGTCCAGAAAGAAAGTGTTCCGTTTTGTGTTAGATTTACACAATCTACCATGGCGCTTTTAACAAGAACTTTTTTTGTATTAACGACTTCGATAATATTCTGTGTTCCGCCTATGTCGAGATATGAAAATGTACCGGAAGAAATAGAGGGTTCTATTTGAGCAACCTTTGCAATTGTTGTCAGCGCACCGGCATCCGGGAGTACGTCGGTTACGGCTTTGATGGCGGTTACTTCACCTGCGAGGGTTGTCAGCGCACCGGCATCCGGGAGTACGTCGGTTACGGCTTTGACCGCTGTCACATCGGCAACCAGGGCAGTAAGCGCCCCGGCATCGGGGATGACATCGGTAACGGCTTTGATAGCGGTAACGTCTGCGCCGAGTGTTCCACCTGCGGCTGCTTCAATTCTTTTTGTAGCTCCCATTAAACTTGTAGCAGCGATTGTATCTGATTTATTTCCGATAACATCATGAATATAACCGTTATCCGCACTATCTGCGGTTGAAACCTTATCGTCAGAATCTCTTGTAGCCATAATATAACCTCCGTTATGCTGCGTTTGTGTTATTCATTTCAACCAGGGATCCGCCTGCTTTGTTGTCAAGAATATCGTTAGCGTCACTCTGCTCAAAATAATTTTCCATTACCGTTACTTTTCCAGCTGTCATTCCTGTTGTTAGGTTAATCGCATTTGTCATGTTTTCGCCTGACTGGACACCAGCGGAAAACCAATTTTTCCGAATTACCGTATTATAATTCGCTGCCTGGATTGCAATCCCGATGTTAGTACCGATAATGTCGTTACCTTCAAAAATATTACCAACAGGATTACCGACACCGGAATATAACCTGATGCCAGCTGTTGCCGCACCTTCTAATCGACAATTACGGATAATATTCCGGTTGACTCCCTTCATTTCGATACAATAGGCCATGCCATCCTGAACCTGGGGAGAAAAATAGCAACCGTCGATAATGTTAAATCCGCCGTAATCAGCTCCGCCTAACACGTCATCAAGATACAAACCTGATTTTGTATTTTTGTATGTAAAAAGCGTTAAGCCGCGTAACTCATTATAGCCGGAAAGAATTTTGAAAGCGTGGTCGGTTGCTTCGGTTGCGCTGCCTGCTGTACCGCTTCCAAAAAGCACTGTGCTTTCGGGTTTCGGGTTGACTGCAAAAATATTACAGTGGTTATGGGTGAGAGTAATACCGGATACTTCGATGTAAAATCCAGGGTGAATCCAAAGCACTGCGCCGCGTGTGCTTACTGGTAATGCGTTAAGCGTTGCGATTCCTTTTGTAATTGTAAGAAAAGCGGATGCAAGACTTTTCCCTGATTGAGAATCATTTCCTGTTTTTGCTACATGATATTCAATTGGAGCAGAGGCAAACATCCCGCGGATGTCACGCCGTAAACGATAAATTTCATAACGTTCGCTCATATAATCCTCCTATTTAAAATTATGTAACTTACATATTAACATACTTTTTTTATATGTCAATATCATTTTAACAAAATAATTAAAAAAATTAAAAATATAAAAATAAATGAAAATATTTTATACTTTATCAACATTTTTATTTTCCTTTTTGATTAAAGGCAAAACTTTTTTTATAATCCCGGAAATTGCTACACCTGTAGACGGTATGGCAAGATAAGGGAACATGGTTTGAACTAACAAAGAGAAGGCTTCTATTTTTTCTTTTGAGTTATCGCCAAATAATAAAATCAACCCGATTACGGTAAAGATTAAAATTATTATTAGGGTAAAGAGTTTACCGAGTCTAATCTTATTTTTCATTTAATCCTCAATATAAAAAAATCTTGGCTGTGTAACACCGTTAGAAGTATTAAAAATATCTACAATTTTAAAAAAGCCGTTTCGTGCTCCGGCTTGTGCGCAATACATATCTTTTATATTTTTCACTTCTAAAAAATTAGGAGCTACTAATGCAACATGACCGGATATTTCTTTTTTTAATCCGGTGCTTGCTATAATAATTAAATTGTTGTTATCCGCTTTAATTTGAGCACCATCCCATTGCAATTCTTTTATTTTTGATACCGGAAGATTTGCTTTAGCTACAAGATTTGCATACATATCTTTGGCGCCTGTGTATCCAATTCCCAATTTATTAAGAGCGGGTGTTATATTTTTTTTGAGTGTTATAAAAACATTATAAACAAAAAACGGACACCATGTAGCAAGAGGATTGTTTGAAATACCAGGAAGCATAAGATTGTTTTCGCTTAATAATGTGCGTAGATGTTTATCGGTATCATCTGTATCATTATCATGATAATTAGGATAACCTGCTTGCAATTCTTTTTTTGCTGCTGTATTTGCCATAAGTTTAATAAGATCGAACTTTTTTGTATTTAAATCATTTTTATTTTTTTCTTCATATTCAGCCCATAGACGGGCAAAAGTTAAATCTAATCTTGCTTCCATATAACATCCTTATTTTATAAAATTAAGTATGCCTAATGCAATAGCCACGCATACACCAAAACCGGCAAAGGCGACTTGCCATTTTTTTAATTTAAACTCTTTTTTATCTTTTGAAATAAGTTTACTTTTTTCGTGTTCAATTAAATGATTTTCGAGTTGTATTTTTATAGGACAGGAATTAAAACGAACACTTCCAGCATTCGATATAAAATCGGATACCAATTTCATTAAATGCTTAAATTCGTAATACATTCCGTCATCATTAACACCGGCTAACATAATCCAAAGTAATTGAATAAGTTCCTCAGGGGTTTGTGGTTTGTCCATTATCCTTGTGCCTCTTCTAATTTATTATCAATATTTTTTATGAGTGATAAAATGCTCTTTGTTTGTTGATCTGTATTTATAGGTTCGCCTGTAGACGTTTCATCAACGCTGGATGTTATGCCATACTGCGTAAAAAGCTTTTTTTCCCTTGCGAGTTTTTTAATAACTGTCCTAAATGACATACCGGTATTTTTTCGACATTCGCGGTCGTTAGTAGTAATTTTAAGTTGTAAAAGTTTTTCGCTTGCGTTGGCATCTTTGACAGGATCAACGGATGGACGGGAAATTCCTGTCCATTCGGTATTAAGCCATGAATTAACCACTCTCCAATCACCTGCAAAATAAGCCTGGAGAAAACCTGGAGCGGAAATCTGGTCAGTCAATATTGATTGTATGGTAAAATCATCATAGATGGGCTGACAAAAATCATTTCCGAATTTCCAAACCCGGTAGGAAAGGAAAACTTTAAACTCGTTGTCTGCTTGGCGGGAAGCGGAAAAGCTGTTCTGAAAAATCAACCTTGCTACTTCAGGCGGTATTTCAAGACACCAACAAATTGCATTTAAAATCGACTCTTCGAAAACTCCGAATCCTTGATTGGGTCGATTAGTGTTAAACGGCACAATATCTTCACCAACATTAAGTTCATCAGGAACGGTTCCGGGTAGCATTTTTGAAATGTTAAAAGTGCGTTCGGTACCATCGTCATCAACTACGGTTTCCGATCCGCGCTTAACAGCTCCGCGCGTGAATGGGATTGATCCTCTTCCTGGCTCTGTTTTGCGAACAAAAAGCGGAATAATGGAATTGACAAGAGCTGCACGCTGCTCGCTATCCCGGTATCTATCTAATTCTTTGAGCATGTAAAGTACGATTGCAAGTATAGGCTCTCCCCTAACTTCATCAAGGCGCTTATCGCAGCCATAGACAAGCCAGGCTATGCGGCGTTTTGATTTTTCTCCGTATGCTGCTATGCGGGTAAACTTTGACATACCGTCAATTGTTGCTTGTACCCAGTAGGCAACATGCCTATCAAACCGATCCAATTCTACACCATGAACGATTCTATTTCCTGCCCGGGGGGTTGCCGGGAATGGGGTTTGTACGTGCTCACCGTCTACAAGTTCGATGTATGGTAATTTTGTAACCGGGTTGATGTGATTGATGACAAGGCAATCACCGGAAATCATAGCAGTGTCAAAAGCATCGGCTTGTAATTCTCCGAAGGTTTTCTGTTTTCGATAATCGCATAATTCCCGGTCATCGCTCCAGAGTTTCCAGTTTAATTCCTGATTTTCATCCCAGTCCATCGACTGTTCGTCTGTTAGGTTCACAATTTCGGGAATAATATTTGATTCGAGATTTATTCCCTTATTGATAACGTTACGTGTAAGGCGGCGCAAAATACCGCGCGCGTATGTGTTTTCACGAAAAAGTTGGAGGCTGCGTTTACGTAGTGTCCAGTAGTCGATATAAGTATAATCTTTTGTTAGTCCGAAGCCGTTTAAGAATTTTTCGCCTGTCCAGGATGAATCTAAAAGATCGGTAACATAATATGAGTATCTCTGCTTTTCGTTTAGTGCTTGATTATCGCTTCCCCATACGCGGCCTGTTTGGGTATTAAGTAATAATTCTTTCACCAATAACCTCCGACCTGTTTAATGGCAGGCGTTCCTAATCCTAATGAGATTTCAAGGCTTCGAATTATGCTAATTAATTTTTCACGCTGTTGATAAAGAGAAGGAAGATCGGCGCGTGTTACACGCTGTTTTGTTTGACCGGTGTCAAGTTCATATGATTGATGATTAGCTGTTGTTATGGTATAGATAGCGGTATTGATAGCAGCAAGAAGAATTCGGGAATTGATTAGCTCATTATTCCACATATCCTCTATTGATTCGGTTACGGCTGCATGATCATCGTCTATTAACGGCATAATGGAAAAGTATAACATAAAAAAAGTTATTGTCAATAGCGATTTAAAAATTATTCTTACTTTTGAAAGTAGAAAAAAGCAGCTTCGTTATTTTTAATTTGTTTTGAATATTCCCAAAAGTCTTTCCAGGATAAAACATCAAGTCCAAGAATCTCCCTGCAGGTGCGGTCGGCTATCAATTCAAGAGCTGTTAGATTATAGCCAAAAGTATCGAATGCGTGATTTTCTTTGCCAGCATCTGCCCGCCATTCTGTCCGTAAATACCTATTAGTTCCTTTTTCGCGTACAACTACTCTGTGTTCAGCTTCAAACATGCGAAAAAAATCATCACCGATATTTTCGGGAAAATTAGGATACCAATCAGGCTGTAATTGACCAGTGTCCCACTGTAAAGCGGTTAAATAACGAGATATGCGGTCTTTTATTTTTGTAGTGTTGATTAAATAACCACCGGGTAATCCTGTTTTTTTTAATAATTCATCGGAAAAACTTTTATATGTTAAACCCTTTTTTGTAGTTTCGTTTCCGCTATCGCCTTTTATCGCATAAACTCCAGATGTATACTTATTACAAAATTGATAAACAATATCAGCATGTTGACCCCAACCTGAATCTATAAAAGTGAGCATTATCGGATAACGTTTGTTATTTTCTCCAATATAAACTTTTTCCATAATAAATTTATCCAGCTCATTCCAAAGATTCGAGTTTATATTTCCGACTTCACCGTCGATATGAAAAAAATCTAAGGTCCATGACTGACCGCCCGGAGTCCAGGCAACTGGATGAACTATTATTCGATCGCCTTGCACGTCTACCGCACAGGTAACTAATGTTGCGTAATGCCCGGTTGATTCAATCATTATTCTTTCCGGGATGTGGCCAAGAGCAAAACCGGATCGCCTATGCTGAATAGACCGTTCAAATTTTATGCTGCTGCCGAGTTCCTCAAATGGTAAACCTTGTACAGTATTACGAAAAGATTTATATTTTTCTATATCTTTAACGCGGTTTTTTTCTAAGTCCCAGCATTCTGCCCATTCCATAACAGCACTTTCCCATGAAAACATTCCCGGAGGAGAATATAAAGCGTTAATATGATAACTACGCATGTTTGGACGTTTTGTTTTTTTTGTTGGTATCCATTCTCCTTGTTGCATAATAGTTGCTTTATCATGGTTTTTCATTACCCCACCACAATATTTGCACTTATAACCTACGGTTTCATAGATGGGTAAAAAATCAGAATCTATCTCAAAAACAATCCCATATATTTTTCCTTCATCGGTTACACCATGCCAAACTAATGGTTGTTTTTTTCCGCAGTGTTTGCATGGTACGTTATAATAACGTTGGTCACCTAACATAAATAATTTATAAATTTTTGATGTTTGTAAAATTAACGGAGTAGAGCCGTAAATTATTTTCTTTTTTGTATCCCAGTCAGATGCTCTTTTTCGTGCGAGTGCTACCGGATCACCCTCATTCCCCACAGTATCCGGGAAACCGTCTAACTCATCGAACCAAATACGGGGATAACCCATTGCTCTTAATTTACCAGGATTACGCGCGCCTATGCCGTGAAGAAAACCACCCGGATATTCTTTTTCTAATTTCGTATCACCAGTGTTTCGCTTTTTCGCTGTTTGGCTAAAGATTAAATTTCTTAAACTGCATGAATCAATTAAACGTTCAACTTTTATGGTCATGCCTTTTTCAATCAATCCTTTGTCAGCCGATATATATAATTGTGAATTGGGATCACAACCAATATTAAATGCAATACCATTTTCTAAAAATGCTGTTGTAAACATAACACGTGTTCCCTTACAAACAACGATTTCTTGTATTGATGATAATGGTGAAAGACAATTAAGCGGTTCTATTATATATGGGCATTTTTCAAAAGAAAATTTTCCTGGCATAGGTGTCAATTCTTTTGGCAGATATCGCACACGCTCTGAATATTCTGATGGTAATTCATAATCTTTTGAGTCTGTTATGCTGTTAATCTTTTCGATAATAAAATCTATGTCGTTTATGTCATTCGTTGCTGTCATTTTTCTTTTGATATTTCTTTTTGAGATTTTCTAGTTCACGGGTAACACTTTCTTTTGATTCTTTTATGAGGATGGAAAAATCTTTACGCATCTTTTTTTTAATTTCAATTTCTACATTTTCTCCGCCTGCTTGTACGGTAGAAATAAAACCTATAGGAGCGGATTCCGCATAATCAAAAAGCCTAATAGATTGATTTTCAAGGTATTGTAAAATCCTTGAAATAATAAAATCTTTTTCGACTAATTCTAGGCGGCGCTCCTGGATTTTTTGATCCTGAAGACTTGCACCCATTAGGCGCTGTAAAATCTTTGACCAGGATTCTAACATCATGGGGCCGCCGTATTTTGTAACAAGCTCCATGATTGTCATATTCATCATGCGCGCTGGTAAACCTGTTATGTTTTCAAAATCTACTTCAGGATTGTTTGGATTAATTGGAATTGTTGAAGACTTATTGTTTCCAATATATTTTTCAATTGAAATAATTTTTTCCGGTTCGACGGCGCCAGGATTATCTATAGATTTTTCTCTAATTTTTGGAATTGGATTGGATGGCGCCTTTAGTTTTAATTTTGATTTTTGGTTTTCCTGGATTTGAGCAAGAGCGGAAATTATGGTTTGCTCCGATATTCCATGAGCGACTAACCACTGTTGGTTTTTTTGATTTGTGGTGTCGATCATGCCTCCTGAATTAAGATCAATATTATTACGCCTAATAGCCATATATACGGCTTGACGTTTTAGATTTAATATTTTTGCTAATTGGGCGGGTATAATCTCAGCCATAAAATTATGTTAACATTTTTTTGTTACCGTGTCAATATATGTTTACATGGTAACTAATGCAAAAATGCAATTGACAACGGAAAACCCGGCCTCGCGTAGAC